TTAGAGCATATGAGGACCTGCCGCCAGAAAGCGGTGGGGACAAGCTCTACATGAGCAAAGACCTGTTCCCCATCGGGGAAGAAAGGAGGCCGAACGAGTGAAAGCGAGCAAAAAGAAGTTTTGGGAAGTGAAGGCATCGGCAGAATCAAGCAAGATCGGCGAGGTTTATATCTACGGGGGAATCTACTCCTACAAGTATGACGACGATGATGTCACCGCCAAGAGCTTTAACGAGGACCTGAAGGCACTAGGCGACATCGACACCCTGAACATTTACGTCAACTCCCCCGGCGGCTCAGTGTTCCAGGCCCAGGCGATTCACTCCATCATCACCCGACAGAAGGCCGAAAAGAACGCCTACATTGACGGACTGGCTGCATCCGCTGCCAGCTTCTTGATCATGGCCGCCGATAAAATTTTCATGCCAAAGAACGCGACGATGATGATTCACAATCCACTGGCCCTGGTTATCGGCAACGCCAACGACCTGCGGCATGAAGCCGACGCCCTGGATAAGATCCGCGTTGGCATGATTGAAGCCTATCTTGCACATGCCGGCGAGAAACTTGACGAGAAGAAGCTCAAGGAACTGCTGGACGCCGAAACGTGGCTCACCGCTGAGGAGAGTTATAACTACGGCCTGGCCGACGAGCTGATCGACGCCAAAGATATCGCTGCATGTGTTGATGAGGACCTGTTTAACAGGTATAAGAACATCCCCAAATCCCTGCTGGAAGAAAAGCAGGAGCAGGCTGACCCCGAGGGCGAGGCGAGACTGCGCACCGAAATAGCCGCCGAATCCAAAGCAACTCTTGAGCGGGTTGGCAAGATTCTCAGATTCTAAACTCATAATTCAGGAGGTAAACAAATGAGCACCCTGTTTGCGTTAAAAGAAAAACTGGCTACCGTCGGCGCGGAGCTCGAAAAGGTCTCCGCTGAGTTGATGGACAAGGCTGCAAATGCCGCCGTGCCCATCGAAGAGGTTCAGGAGTTGAAGGACAAGAAGGCGAACCTCGACACCCGCTTCAACCTGATCAAAGAGCAGCACGACAAGGTGGAGGCCGAGCAGCGGGCGCAGTTGCAGAAGAGCAAGATTACCACCGCCAAGACCGACGAGGCCAAACTGGTTGCGGCAAAGGCTGAATTCATCCGGGCGAAGGTGGAAGGCCGCGAGATGTCCCCCGAGGCGCGGGAAGTGCTGGCAGATGTTGCCGAACCCCCGCTGAGAGCTATTCCCGGAAGCGGCAACACCTCTACCGGGCAACACCTACTCCCGACTACTCAGGACAAGGATCTTGTCCACGAGCCCTTTGTCAGCAACCAGCTTCGGGGCCGGATCGGTATGTCGGCTATCAAGGGGCTGGAACTGCCCAAGATCGCCTATGAGCTTGACGATGGTGACGACGACTTCATCAGTGACGAAGATGTTGCCAATGAAATTAAGCTCACTGGCGCCAAGATTGAGTTTGGCCGCAACAAATTCAAAGTCAAGGTCCGCATCAGCGATACCGTCCTGCACGGCACCGACCTGGATCTGGTGACCTACGTTGAGAACGCCATGCGCTCCGCCCTGGCTGCAAAGGAAAAGAAGGAAGCCTTTGCCGAGGGCCAGTCTGTGAATATGGACAGCTTCTACCAAGAAGATGGTTCGGATTATCTGATCGAAGCCGTGACGGGCGCGACCCTTTACGAAGCAATTACCAACGCCTTGGCCGATCTGCATGAGGACTTCCGGGAAAATGCCCAAGTCTGCATGAGGTATGCCGACTACGTGACCATGCTGAAAGAACTCAGCAACCAAGCCGTTCCCCTCTATGGCAGACAGCCCGAGGAGATCATCGGCGCTCCGGTGTTCTTCTGCGATGCGGCTTCCGTCGCTGACGGCAACGGTGGCAAAGCGGGCCTGCCCATCATCGGCGACTTTCGCAACTATCATATCAACTACGATCCCGATACCATCTACGACAGCGACAAGGACATCAACTCCGGCGACTACATCTGGGCGTTGACCGCTTGGTTCGACTGCAAATTCAAGCTCCGCAGCGCTTTCCGGCTGGCCGAAGTTGTCCCTGCTATTGACTAAGAAACTGACGGGAGGCATAAAGCATGCCTGAAAACGAACTCCCCAACGGCAATGGCGAAACCCCGGAGATCCCTGAAATTCCCGAGGTTGACCCTCTCCTGGAGTTCGTGAAATCCCTGCTCGGCTTCTACGGAACCGGGGGCGATCCCGTCCTCGGTTCCCTTATTTTAGCCGCGCAGGAATACCTCAAGAACGCAGGAGTGAAGGAGCCGGAAGAGCCCGATGAGCCAACTGACGCATCCCAAAAAGAGACCGCCCTCTACCGGATAGCCGTCGCCACCAAGGTCAAGATCCTGCACGACGGCGACCTGAAGGGCGACCTGGAACGGACATTAACCAGCATAATCCTGCAGATCAAAGATTATGCGGGAGGTGAAGTGATATGACAAGACCCAAGAGCTGGGGCGAGGCGAACCAGCGCAGGTTAGTGCATCAAACCTTAGCCTGGGATGGCAGCGCAACCGTCCAGACGGTTGACATCCCCCTGGCGGCAAAGCCCGTCAACATCGCCATAGACAACCAGTCAGGCAAGGAACTGACCCTGACGTTTGCCCATCTGGTGCGGATCGATGACACACAGGCAACCGCAAAGGTGGGAAGCGGCAACGACAGTTTTTACACTGTGACTGCTGACATTCCCGGCAAGGCTGGCGAGGAGTACTCTGTCCAGCATGTATTACCGGAAGATCCGGTTGAAGCAACTGACGTCGAGGTAGCCCTGGAAGGAAAACTGATCACCGTAACCCTGGCCGTCAAAGCCGATGACGATGCCTTTATCCCCGATGGCGACAAAAACACCGCCGCCTTAATAGCCGCAGAAGTGAACGACCTTGATGGCTTTACGGCCACCGCAGATGGCAACGGCTCCGGCGTATTCTCAGCAGAACTTGTTCCCATTCCCTTCGCCGGCGGCACGACCAAGCGCTGGGCATCGCTTTACACCGATCAGGGGTTGCAGTTATCCGTCACCATCGCTGACAGCATCCGCCGGGTGTATGGCCCGTTTGCTTACTTCCCCCGTTTTTTAGGTGGACAGTTGACGCTGACGGCATCGGGAGGGGCGCCGACAGATAAGACAAAAACCATAGTTCAGGTTGTAGAGGGGTGATGACATGAAAGGCAAGGTAGCGAAGAAATTCCGCTGTCTGGTGCACGGGAAGATATATCACTACGGCGATATATACGAGGACACACCCGCCCGGCTGCAAAAGCTGCAAGGTCTAAAATATGTTGAAATTATCGCAGAACCGAAACCGATAGAGTTGCCGCCAGAACCGGAAGAAGCGCTCCCCGAGCCCCGGCACGTCGGCGGCGGCTGGTATGAGCTACCTGACGGCACCCGCGTCAAAGGCAAGGAAGAGGCGCTGAAGGCCCTGGGTGGTGAGTGACCATGCCCCTGGCAGCATATCCTCTCCGGGCCGACATCCTGAAGCTGAAATCCGGCACCAACGCTGACGGCAACCCGCAGGAGGAATACGAGACGCATCTCTCCGGCGTCCCCGTCTGGTTCGAGACCGCCAGGGGCCGCGAGTTCTGGGAAGCGAAAGGGCTGCACGCCGAGACCGTGGGCCGCATCCGGCTGCGCTACATCCCCGGCATCACCCCCGACATGAGGCTGGTCTTGAACGGGCGGACTTTCGGCGTCATCCCGCCGATCAACAACGCCTACGAGCGCAACCGCGAGCTCATTCTCACCGTGAAGGAAGTGGTCTAGTGGACACCACGGTTCACGTCGAAGGCATCGAGGATCTCACCGCCACCATCGACCGCATGATCGAAGGCGTCAAGCCCAGCAAGATCGAACCGGTCCTGGACAAAGCCGCCGGAAAAATCGCGAGAGAAGTACGCGCTCGCGCCCCGGTTGGCCCTACCGGAAACCTGAAAAAAGCCGTCAAGAAGAAGAAGTTGCTGCGCTGGTTCGGCAGCCCCTCGCCCTACATCGTGGCAATCGACAGGAAAAAAGCGCCTCATGCCTGGCTGGTGGTTCACGGCACGTCCGGCGTCCGCAGGGTGGACCCGCCGCAGATGGTCAAAATCGGCGG